CTTCTATGCATTTTTACGGACATTCTAAGGGTCTCAAGACGGGTTCCTATTATCTACGAACAAAACCAAAGGCAAAAACTCAGCAAATGACGATTGACCCTGAATTTGCTAAAAAAAAATTGAGATGCGTTGAAGACAACGGCGATAGCTGTATCCTATGCTCATCATAACACTCCTTTATTAGCTTGTCTTTTAGGAGTTTTAGGCTTTGCTGTGGTAGTTTTAGGCTTTGCTGTGGTAGTTTTAGGCTTTGCTGTGGTAGTTTTAGGCTTTGCAGTGGTAGTTTTAGGCTTTGCTGTGGTAGTTTTAGGCTTTGCTGTGGTAGTTTTAGGCTTTGCTGTTGTAGTTTTTGGTTTTGCTGTGGTAGTTTTAGGCTTTGCCGTGGTAGTTTTAGGCTTTGCTGTGGTAGTTTTAGGTTTTGCCGTGGTAGTTTTAGGTTTTGCCGTGGTAGTTTTAGGTTTTGCCGTGGTAGTTTTAGGAGTTTTTGATACAGAGGTTTTCTCTTGGTGTTTTTGTTTTGCCCTTTCTTTTTCTATTTTAATTTTAGTTTTAATATCTTCAATTAGTTTAATTTGCTTGATAATTTTATCTTTATTCTTGATTTTATCTTGCTTTAATATCTTTATCTTATCTTTAATCTTATTTATTTTAAGTTCTTTGTCATTAACTAATGTGTTTTTGCCATCCTTATTATTTATCTTTCTATTGTTTTTTTCAACTATTTTATTATATTTCATAATCTTCATCCCTCCTCCACTTGTTGCTGCAGGAGTTTTAAAATGTCCCTTGTATTCCGCCCCTATATATTTTAAAAGTTTGCCTATAGCAATTCTTTCATCCGAGGTCAATTTCAAATCTTTAATAAAGTTTATTACACGTGATTTGGCAGGCTCGCCAGGATTACTGATACTCATTTGTGTTTCAAAATAAGTTCCCATAGAATTTAATACAATTCTAATAAATTTATTAGCTGCATCTGCTGCGCCTAAACTGGTTTCTGCAACTATATGTCCTATATACAAATGTGAATATCTTTTATTACTGTTATTTATTATATATTTAGGTAAAGTAAAATGCAAACCTCTTATATTACGAATACCACCACTCTCTCTTTTAGTAAAAAGACTAATGTGTGCACATTCAAATAATATTATTATGTTCATCCCTGTTGAGTCGTACCTACATATGTTAATTTCAAGAATAAATTTATCAAGAGCCCTTGTGTTTATTTTAATTTGTAAAAAATTATTAATATTGATTTTTTTTTTATTTAATTCATCATTTATTTTAACTATATTATTGTCAAAAAATATTTTTAAATTTTTTTGACAATTTAAATAGAGGTCATCCAGCATATCTAGACAATCTCGATCAAGTTTTGGATCTTCGCGACTAATAACTGGATGATTATCTGCATCTAATGTATGTTGAGACGCAAGAGACTGTGGTTGAGACTGTGGTTGAGACTCTTGAGACTGCTGGGGAGACTTTAGAGAAGAACACCTTTCCAGTTTATTTACTTGAGACTCATCGTCTTCTTCTATTGAAATATTTATATCATCTATTGTTTTATCATCTATTGTTTTATCATCTATTGTTTCATCTTCTTTTATTGAAGATGTAATAATATCCTTTAATCTTTCTTTATCAACGTCTTCTAAGGCTTTTAACATTCTTTGTTTGTCTGTTTGTTCGTCATCATTTTTAGAGACTTCTTCGTTTCCCTTTTTCAATTCCCTTCCACTTTCCCTTCCACTTTCTCTTTCCCTTTCCCTTCCACTTTCCCTTTCCCCGTCCCTTTCCCTTCCACTTTCCCTTTCCCCGTCCCTTTCCCTTCCACTTTCCCTTCCACTTTCCCTTTCCCTTTCACTTTCTTTTTCTTTTTGAATTATTGTTTCTCTTTCCACTATCTGTTTAATTATCTCTTTACCAGATTCATCTGTAATAGGAGAATCACCCATTTCTTTGTATTTCTAATAATACAGGATAATTTATTATATAAATATATATTATTATAATAGTATATAGTATGTCAAATAATGAACCTTTATTGATACCTTCAAATAGATTGACTATTTTTCCTATCGTACATTATGATATGTGGGAAATGTATAAAAAATCTGTTAGTGTATTTTGGACGCCAGAGGAATTGGATTTATCAAAGGACTTAGATGATTTTAATAAGCTCAATAAGAACGAGAAGTTTTTTATTAAGCAAATATTGGCGTTTTTCAGTTCCAGTGATACAATTGTAAATATCAATTTGGGCGAAAGATTTTTAAATGATGTACAAATACTCGAAGCAAAGTTCTTCTATGGCTTTCAAATGGCTATTGAGAATATTCATTCGGAAACATACTCTCTTCTGATAGACACTTATTTTAAAGAAGCTAATGACAAAGAAGAGGCACTTAATGCTATCAATTATATGCCCTGTATTAAAAAGAAGGCAGATTGGTGCTTCAAATGGATTAATGACGAATCTGCGCCATTCTCGCAAAGGCTGTTGGCATTTGCCCTTGTTGAAGGGGTATTTTTCAGCGGTGCCTTCTGTAGTATTTTCTGGCTCAAAGAGCGCGGGATGATGCCAGGTCTCTCATTCTCTAATGAGCTTATCAGCAGAGACGAGGGAATGCACGTAGAGTTCGCAGTCCTTTTGTATTCTAAGATAGTTGATAGATTGCCTCAGGAAACCGTTCATCAAATTGTTAAAGAAGCCGTTGAAGTAGAGAAGAACTTTATTATTGAAAGTATTCCTTGTTCTATGCTAGGAATGAATGCCGACCTAATGTCTATATATATTGAATTTGTCGCGGACAGATTGCTAACTCAATTAAATTATGAAAAAATATGGAACTCAAATAACCCCTTTCCTTTTATGGATAGAATATCAATTGAAAGCAAATCCAATTTCTTTGAAAGCCGCGTTTCACAATATAGCAAGGCAAATGTAGGTGGAAAACAGGAACACTCTAAATTACGCACATTTTCTCTTGAAGCCGATTTTTAGACTTTCGCGATTTCGTAATTACTTAAAGAACTTATATACTTATTTTATATAATAATGGATACAATAGGAAACAAATTCGGAAACATTTTCGTTGAAATTAAAAAACAAATCAATTACATTATAAATGATAACGATTTTATATATTCAAGCAATTATATTAATTGTATGAATGAAGTTATGATAGTCCTCAGAAAGGCCTTATTTAAATTACAGGATATATATTATAAATATATATTATATCCTAAATTAAAAAAAATCTAATTTTTATTATACAAAAATATTATTATTCTGTGTATCACCCAAAGGATTATTGGGATATATCTTGTTGCGATAGGCATAATTTGATTTCTCCAAGTGATGCGATGGTATATCTGAGAATAATAGGGTAGTTATTTTTAAGATATAGCTCAACATTATTTGAAAGATTGGTGCATTTCGTAAATATTGATAGGTATTTAAGGCTGAAAATACCCTGTATTATCTCCTGTTCTTCGTCGGTACTATTCTTCTTTATAGTGATTGATTGCGATTTTTCGGAACCAAGGATAGTCTCTTGGTCGCAAAAGTCCCCCTTACAGCTTAATATGAGCTTATCGCCTATGTTTCTAAACTCTATAAACTCGGCAAGGTTATTCATATCTCTAATAATTTTTTGAAGATAATTGGAAGGCATATTTATAATCGTATGAAAATCTACAGGCGGAATGTCAAGATTCAGCACATCTATATCCAATACAGACAATTTATAATTAGTTTTATAATTTTTATCATTATTTTCTATCGTTATACCCAAATGATTCGGGTCATCTTTTTTAATATAGATTGATAATATGTCGTTGTTCGTGATTGTTTTAATAAGCGCGTGGAGCCGCAGCATATTAATGCCTACATATGTTTTCTTGGCACACTCGTAAATCTCAAACTTATCCGCGTCCAGCTTGAGATGTATTAGAACAATATGCGTATTGTCCATAGCAACTATCTTGATGCCAGTCTCATCTATTTCCAAATTAACATCCATCAATATCTCCTTGAGAGCATCTATAACTTGTTTAAATGTAGCAGCCTGTATAGTTTTAATATTTAATAAATATTCGGTATCCATATAAATAGTAAAATATAATATCTCCTTAAATATTATTTCGCTTATTTTACTTAATAGTTAGATTTATTTAACTGAAACATAATATTGCCAAACAAAATACTAAACAAGTTTAAAGGGTTCCAAATATATAAACGCATCATTTTAATAGCTGTCATATTAGCCCATCTCATATTATCGCCATTGTAATTAATATAAATATAATAAAATAATATCATAATAGCTATCATAGATAATATAGTAAATATTAGTATTACTATCAAAGCAACTTTCAATTTATATGAAGTCTCTTTTAATTCAAAAACATAATTATTATAAAAACACCCAGCTATTATATTTATATCTTTTAACTGTGTTTTAGACCTATACTCGCCCTCTTTATTCTTACATTCTGCACCATCTTTAAAAACCCTGTCTCTTTTTGATAAGGGAATGGCACCTATTAGAATATTCTCTATATCATAATTACTTGTTTTAAAATGACCGAACAAATTATTAGAACCCGGGATTATATTAGTTATTATATTTAATAAGGATTGTGCATATGTTTTTCCCAAATCGGTTATTTGTCCTGGAATACCATTATTTTTATTATAAATTTTCTTATTATTAAGATATACTATTACTAATTTTACAAAATCAAAATCCTTATTATCTGTTTTATTCTCTTTAATTATTTTGCTTATTTTTTTAATTTCATTAATAAATTTATTTATAATAGCATTATCATATTCGGTTTTAGCTTTATCGTAAAGTTTTTTCTTAGCCTCTTTATCTTCAACAGTTGCTTTGTTGTAAGCTTCAAATGCGTTGTCTGAAGTTATTTTAAAAATCTCTATATCTTTATCAGTAGTAATAGATAATTTAATAATATCTACAGTATCTATATTATGTCCATTTAATTTGTTTATTATTTTGTTAATATTATTATCATTATTTAAAAAATCTTCTTCATTATTACATATAATATTTAACATATTTTCAATGTGTTTAGGATTTTTTTTTGGTTCTTCTATTGATTTTGCAAAATCCAAATAGTCTCTGTAATTTATAGACGGAAGATAACGCCTTACCCCATATATAATTATTAATATTATAAAAAGCATAGCAATTAATACAATTTTAAACATATGATAACCATCGCAACCGCTGTTATTTATAAAATAACAATATTGTAGAATATATTCTTTAAGATCGGTAAAATTAAGCTTTAATTTAATTAAAGCAAATAATGCAGGTAGTTTTATAGACAAAACAAAATATGTTGTTGATAAAAATACCAAAACTATTGTTACCAGCATAAAGACATCTAATAGTATATTTGTTATATTTAAAGTGAAATATTTATCATTATAATACATATTTTGATCGAGAATCAAACTAATAAATAACTTATAATCAACCGTTTCTCCAATTAATATGTTGTTCTTGCTATTTATATCATCGTCGCCATTTTTATTTGGATAGTCGCCATTTACTATTAGTTTAGGGTCTTTGTATATTTTATCTAATAAAATATTGTTATATACATAATAATTATAGACAGCATTTGCAAATATTAATGCTGCTATTATTATTATCAAAGATATATAAAAGTTTATAAAAAACAGCGACATATCATATTTATCACTCGTACTAAAGGAAGCTATTTCGCAAGGCATAATATCACCTTCTTTTATTAATATAATAATATTTTTAAATCTTAATCTAAATAACTCCCAATACAGCCGTTTTAATTTCTTCTACTATTGTTTCTATAAATTCATTCATTTTATCTATGTATCTTTCTATATTTGCCTTCATATCATTATCAGTATATTTAATAACCATTAAGATTGCCAAAATTACGAAACAGCCTATTATTATCTCTAATGCTAAATATAAATTGAAAAAATATACTGCTCCCCAATAATTCAATTCTACATTTAATTTATTTGAAAGTTTGTCAACTTCTTTAGCAATATCTGTTTCATAATCTTTAATTTTATTCTTAACTTCTTGATTTTCATCGCTATTATTTATATTCTTAAATATCAAAGATTTATCTTGGTTTAATAACGCTAATATAATATCTTTTTCTAAATTGTGTCCCATCAAAGACCTTAATGTTAATGTATTATATATTTCTTCATCTATTTCTGGTATTCCTGTATTAGCCACTCTTCCAAATATCAGCTTATTCAATTTAATTAATATATATGGGTCTTCCATATTGTTCTTAACAAAATGTAAATATATTATAAGTACCAACAATAATGTTTTATCTATTTCAGCATTATGGGAGGATTCTTTTTGAGTAAATAATATTTGTTTCATTTTTGTAAAGAATACTTTTGTATTGTCATCTCTATTATATATATTTTTATCATAATTAAACTTCTTATTAATACCTATCATCTTTTCCTCAAACTTATTTTTAGCCTCATAAAAATTTTTGGTTGTTTCGTCAATTACATTATATTTCCCTCCGACATAGCTAATATCGCCACCATAAGCAATGTCATTGAATGCCTCTATTATTTCGTAGCTGTTGTAATTATTAGATATTAAATCATTATTCACCTTATTTCTAATATATTCATCGGTAATAATTAAATCATCATACAATCCCTTGATTTTTTTATAAGTTCCGCTGATAAATACGAAAAAATATATTGCACTATGTATAATACAATAAATAATAATGCAAAGTGTTATTACCACCAAATGAATATTTCTATCCAGAATTTTTGCAATAAAAAGCTCTCTAAATATATTGCTATTACTTGAAATATTAAATATATATGTGTAAAAATCATTTATTAATGCGATTAATATGATGAATATTATTAGAAATACCAATAGTAAAATTATCTCGTAAAAATCATTATTTGTTTTTATATATAGCCCCGCGGCATATTTATCATTAGACCACAATAATGTCGTAGGAATTAACAGAAACAACCCATTTAATATATACCCATAAATATCAGTATTATTACTAACCTTTTCAATACTATTATTATTGTTTTTATCTTTGTAAAGAATAATTATTCCATTATCAACAGTTATCTTCTTAGAAGTTTCTATATGTGTCGCAGATTCCGCAGGCGTAGCAGATACCGTATCATTTTTGGCGAATAATACAATATCGCCATATAGGCTTTTATTTATAGTATATTTTTTAGAAA